TTAGAATTAATAGAAGAAAATTCAGATAAAAGACATTTTTGTGTATTTGATGAATTATATAGTGGTACTAATCCAGACGAAGCAGTAATTAGTGCATTTAATTATTTAAAACATTTAGATATATTTAATAATTTAGATTATATATTAACAACGCACTATAATAAACTTTGTAAAAAATTAGAAAAATCAAAAAGTAATGTAACAAATTATTGTATGACTATTAAACAAAATGATTCAAAAAGTGATTTTGAATATACTTATAAACTAAAAAAAGGAATAAGTAAAGTTAAGGGCGGTATAAAAGTATTAAAAGATTTGAATTATCCAAAAGAAATAATAAATGATTTTTAAAACTAAATATTAAATATATAATTTTCGTAAAACATAATTTAAAATAATATTAATAAAAAATAATAATATGAATATGTTGATTAATTTTATTGATACTGGATTTATAATAACTTTAGGCATTTTAATTTTAGTAACCGGTGCTGTAATGTTATATTGCTACAGAAGACTAAATTTATTAGAAAATAGTGTAATAGAACATGGTAAAATTTTACAAAATTTTATAATGAATTATAATAATAATCAAATAAATAATCAAATAAATAATCAAATGAATAATATAGGAATTCCAGATTTTTCTTTAACACAAGAAAATAATGAATCCAATGAATACAATGAAAATATTGAAATAAGTAACACATATAATGAAGAATTAAATAGTAGTAAAATCGCTGTATCAGATGAGGACGATGATGAGGACGATGAAGAGGACGATGAAGAGGACGATGAAGAGGACGATGAAGAGGACGATGAAGAGGACAATGAAGAGGACGACGATGATGATGACGATAGCGACAATGATGATAATGAAGACGATAATATTAAAAAATTAGATATAACTTCATTTGAAATTGAAGATAATGGTTTGCAAATAGAATCAATAGATAATAAAACCAATACAATAGAAGATGATTTTTTAAATAATGTTCCTATTAATCTTGAAAATTTAAATATTGCAAATCTTTCAATGGAATCAAAGTTAATTAATTTAGGAAATGATGACGAAATAGATAATGACAGTGAATCTGTTTCAGTAGTTGGGGAAGTAAAAAAAGGTTTCAGTAAAATGAAAGTAGATGATTTACGAAGTTTGGTTGTTACTAAAAATTTAACAGATAATGAAAACTCACAAAAAATGAAAAAAAATGATTTAATAAAAATGTTGCAATCAAATTAAAAAATTTATTTATAAATATTTATAAATATTTTATATTATAAAATATATAATATAAAATGAGTTGGGGAACTTGTTACAGTGGGTCAAATAATATTCATTTTAATTTTCCAGCATTCATGGATGATGGTAGAAATTTTTCAAATTATGAAGCAGGAGCAACATTGGATAATATTATTAAAAAAAAAGAAAATATTACAAATAATAGTGATTATCGCCGTTATTTACAAAAAAATGCAGATTCCATTATAAAAAATAATCAATTAAATGCTTGTGAACAATGCGGAACTTGTCCATACATAAATAATGATACCAATATGCAACAATTAAATGGAAGCCCATATATTTTTAATTCTATTTTATCAAATGACCAACCTTATGGATATGAAAACAGTGATTTAAAGAATTTATATTTATCAAAACAACAATTAGATGCAAAACTACACGCACCTCGTTTTAAAGTTACTCAACCATTAAATCTTGAAGAAAATAGAAAATAGAAAATAGAAAATAGAAAATAGAAAATAGAAAATAGAAATTTTTAATTTTATATAATATAATAATATTTTATTATATAAAATATGAATGTTTTTGATAGCATTATGTCTCCTTTAGGGAGAGAACATTGTATGATTTTTTATTATATTGGTTTAATAACTTTCTTTTTTGCCATAGCTTCGTTTGTTTTAGGATTAATGTTTGTTTTTAACAAGAAAACAAATACAAAAGGTGGAATGTTTTTATTAAATTCAATAACATTGTTTATAACATATTATTTGTATAGAATAATTTATTCTATGTGTGTTAAAAGTATGTAATATATAAAATTAATATAAAATTAATATTTAAATAAATTTATTTTTAAATATTAATGAAAGTTCTTAGTATTGATGTTGGAATAAAAAATTTAGCTTATATTTTAATTGAACACAATGAAAATGACAGCAATTATAATATAATAGATTGGAATGTTTTAAATTTATGTAATTTTGTTCCAAATTGTTGTAATGAAAAATGCAAATTTAAAGCTAAATTTGGTAAAGAAGATAAATTTTTTTGTAAAAAACATACAAAAAATGAAGCTTATAATATTCCAACTATCAACACTAAAACTTTAACAAAAAAAAATATAAAAGAATTAATCCAAATTTGTGAAGAGCATAATATAATATTAGAAAATAATAGCAAAAAAAGCGAATTAATTAAAGCTATTGAAGATTATATTTCTAATACTTGCTTTGATTTAATAGAAGAACCAAATGCAAATAATGTAAATTTAATAGATTTAGGAATAAATTTAAAAACTGAGTGTAATGAACTTTTAAAAAAATTTGACATATTAAATGTGGACCAAATAATATTAGAAAATCAAATAAGTCCTTTAGCAAATAGAATGAAAACATTACAAGGAATGATAACACAATTTTTTATTGATAAAGGAAATTACAATATAAAATATATATCAGCAATAAATAAACTAAAGCTGTTTATAACAAATAAAAGTGCAAAAGAAAATACAAGTTATTCGGAACGTAAAAAGTTATCTATAACTTATAGTAAAGAACTATTGGAAAAAAACAATAAAACAACAGAATTAGATTTTTTTATAAAACATTCAAAAAAAGATGATTTAGCGGATTGTTTTTTACAATCTATATATTATTTGAATACTTTTAATAAATTAATATTATAATAAATTTTATAATTAACATTTGCGGACTACTTAAAAATATAATTTGTATTTAATTTAATAATAATATGGACGTCATTGAAATAGATCCTACTATAGTAGAAATTGGAGATATAAATGTTCCAGATATAAAATTATCATTTAATGATTCAGATAATGAAGGAGATATTGAAGATGTATTTCCATCAAAACCTGCTGTAAATTTTGGTTCAGGTATAGAATTGCTTATGAATGATAAATCACGAGATACAAAAAAAAGTTCATCAAATATTGAAATAGAAGATATTACAAAATTAGAAGATGAATTAAATAATTTAACAAATGATACTATAAATATCGAGACAAACAATACCAGAGAAGTTAAACAAAATGACACATCTTCTACTTCTACAAAAAAAACAATTTTTGGTGGATTATTTGGTGCTAAAGAAGATGGTTCAAATATTAAACCAGTAAATGAAACCGAATCAGCAAAAAGACAACCAAATTTAGGAAAATCTACATCAGATATGAATGAAAATAGAACATCTGATGGTTATGGTAAATTCAATAATATCCCATTAAATATGGAAAAAACACAAGAAAAAAAACAATTAAGCAAAGAAGAAGAATTAAAAGAAAAATTCAAATATTTAAGAAAATTAGAAGATTTGGAAAAAAAAGGAGTTACACTAAGTAAACGTTACAATATGGATTCTAATTTAGACGAAATGATAGGTGAATATGAAACTATTTTAGCCGAAAAAGAACGTTCAAATAGTGTTAAATTTCAGGGGAAAATGATGATGGCATGTATTACTGGTTTAGAATTTTTAAATAATAAATTTGATCCATTTGATATTAAATTAGATGGATGGGGTGAACAAATTAATGAAAATATTGATGAATATGATGATATTTTTGCTGAATTACACGAAAAATACAAATCAAAAGCAAAAATGTCTCCAGAATTAAAATTATTATTCCAATTAGGTGGTTCTGCATTAATGGTCCATATGTCAAATACATTATTTAAATCTTCTATGCCAGGTATGGATGATATTATGCGTCAAAATCCGGAACTTATGAAACAATTTACACAAGCAGCGGTAAGTTCTATGGGACAATCTAATCCTGGCTTTAGTGGATTTATGAATAATGTTTTCCAAGAAAATGGAGGTGGAGGTGGTCCGTCTAGAACATCTGGTTTTGGAGGTGGAGCCAATCCTGGATTTGGAATGCCAAATATGCCAAATCGTGATATGCCACCAAATGTAAATAGTGGACCACCACCACCTCCAGTTGAAAGTAAATTACCAGAACGTAGTCAGCGAACACAAAATTTACCAAATAGACCAGATTTAATGAGTGCGCGTGGTATGTCAGTTAATGCTAATGAAGGAAACTTCCAAGAAGATGAACCACGAATTACTCGTCCAGAAATGAGAGGTCCATCAAATGGTTCAATAAAACAAGATTCAATAAATAATTTATTAAGCGGATTAAAAACAAAACAAATAAATGTTGAAGAAAATAGAGAATTAAATCAAGGCAGTACAATTAGCATTGAAGACTTAAGAGAATTGACGGGTGCAAAAATACCAAAATCAAAACGTAAACAAAAAAGTGATAAAAATATTGTAAGTTTAGATATCTGATTATTAAATTTTATATTTTATATTTTTATATAATAAAATGAAAGGCGGAAAAAGTAAAACGAGAAAAAAAGCTACAAATAATTTAGAAGAAAAAATGAAAAAAAAAGGATTTACACAACGTGATAAAAAAAAAATTAAAAAAAGAGTTAGATTTAATCAAAATTTTAATGCATTTACACACCGTTTAGGGTTGACAGGACGTAAGTCAATAAATGAAATACAAAAAACAGCAGTTGAACGACAACTTGAAAAAATTAAAACTAGAAGATCAAAAAATTCACATCACAAAAAGAAGAGAAAGACTCGGGCAAAAGAAAAAAAAGATAATATTAAAGGAAATGGGTTATTAAATGAATTAAGAAGTTCATTAAGACCAATTAAAAAAGTTAAAATATCATTATCAACACCAAGAGCATTATCAAGAAGAATAGGTTCAATACGCTCTTAAAATGATCATGTTTTAACTAGAGCAAATATAATTTAAATTTTTGAAATAAAAAAAGTTTAATATTTTATTATTAAATAATTATTAATAATAAAATATAATAAATTAAAAATCATGATTAAATCAAATTATACTAATCCAATTAAAGAAGATTATAGTAATTTAAAAACATTTGTAATTAATTTAGATGATTATAAAGAAAATTATATTAAGCAGCTCCCTTATTTGGAAAGTATAGGCTTAAAAGTGGAGCGATTTAATGGAATAAATGCTTTAAAAGATGAACATTTGAAACCAGAATATAAACAATATATATCAAATTTTGCTTTACATTTTACACCAAAATCAGTAATAGGATGTGCATTAAGTCATATTTTGTGTTGTAAACATATATTTAATAATTATATAAATATAGAAGATAATAATAATAATGCAATAGAAGTTAATGAATCGTCGTACGGGGGCAAGACCCCGATTTTCTTAATTATGGAAGATGATGCTTTTCCAAAATATGATAAAAGCGATTTTTTTGAGAGATTGAATAAAACAATATATGAAATAAGCTTATTAGATTCTAGATGGGAAATTATACAATTACATAGTGATGCATTTTGTCCAACAAATGAAACCTATAATACACACCCGGCTTGTGGAAGCACAGCTGCTTATTTAATATCTAAATTTGCAATTAAAAAAATATTAAATTTTAAATTAATTGGGCATTTAGATTTTGTAGAACATAATTTTATAACTTATAAAAAATATAGAGTAAAAGAGAATTTATTTTATACAAATGAAAAAGAGAGTTTAAATAGAAATATTAATAAAAAAAAAACTTTTAAATATTATAGTTTATATTTAAAATCATATGCATTAGAATTATTTAATAATTATAT